TTAGAGAGTTTAACGCTGATCAAAATGGATTTTCTCCAATACAGTGGAACTCTTGGAAGACAACTTGGACAGGGACATCCACAACTCAAAATATTGGTGCATGGAGAGGTGGCGGTGGTAAAGGTAGACAAGAACAACGTAGAACTGTTACTACAACTTCTACAACAACTACCAAGCAAACTAGAACTGGTATTAGATATAGAGTTACACCTGTAGTTGAGCAACAGTCTCTTGGTAGCAGAGTTGTTTCTGTCGAGCATATTCAGTTTATGCGTTCTAGAAATATTGAATTTACTTGTCAAAAACTAAAACCAAGAACTAAGTTCTTTGCATTCTTTGATGGTATTGCATTACCTAAGAAATTAGTTACGCCAAAAATAATGGGTCTTATTAAGGATCCATCTACTGATGCACAAACAAACAATATTCCATTCCAAATAGGTGAGACAATTCATGTTAAGAAAGGAAATGGTAAGTTTAGATTTAAGGCAAGAGTTGCATCACCTAATGATAACTTCTCAATAAACCCTCTAGATGGCACAGACATCAGTGCTACTGCAGACTATACCTCTAACCTAGCATTTATTAATATTGATACTAAATCTCTTGCAGATCAAGCAAAAGGAACTTACTATGGATCACCAAAACTAAATGATTACTTAGTTGGTGAAACTAGTGGTGCTATTGCAAAAGTATCTAATAAAGATATGGTTACTGATAAGCAAGGTAATCTTAGAGGTTCATTCTTTATTGATGCACCTAACACTGCGGGTAATCTTAAGTTTAAAACAGGTACAAAACTATTCAGACTTAGTGACTCTGCATCTAACAGTAAGGTCGTTGGTATATCTGATTCTAATGGTGAAGCAGAATTTGAGTCATCTGGTATATTGCAGACTACACAAGAGACAATCATCTCTGTTAGAAATGCTAAGATTACATCTGAGGATCAGTATGATTCCAGAACATTAACCAGTGTTACTGAGACATCTGCAGAAGAGACAAGATGGACTGACCCACTTGCACAAACATTCTTGATTGAAGATTCTAATTTAGAAGGTGGAGTATTCTTAACTAAGATTGACTTATTCTTCCAACAGAAAGATGCTGAGATTCCTGTAGCAATTGATATTAGAACTGTAGAAAATGGTACTCCTACACAAACAGTATTACCATTCTCTAAGGTAGTTAAGCAAGCAGCTGATGTATTTGTATCCAGTGACGCTTCAGTACCTACTACATTTACATTCAAAGCACCAGTATTCATTCCATATAGAACTGAACATGCTATTGTGGTTACATCTGACTCTAATCAGTTCAAGGTATTCATCTCGCTTCTTGGTAAGGATGCTATTGATGCAGCACATCAAGGTGAGAAAATTTCTGAGCAACCATATATCGGTGTTCTATTCAAGTCACAAAACGCATCTACTTGGTCTCCCTCTCAGTTTGAGGATTTGATGTTTAAGATGTATAGAGCAGAGTTTACACTTCCATCAACAGCAGCACCTAGTAAACTTATACTAGAGAATGCACAGTTAGGAGAACAGAATGGTGGTTATCTAAACCTTGCAACAAATACACTCAAGACTACAGCTTCTAGTGATGAGATCAGAGTATTCCACAGTAATCATGGTATGCAATCTGCATTGAATTATGTCAAGGTTACAGGAGTGATATCGGAGGTAGCAGATACTTCTATTAATATGAGTGGAAACTTTACATCTACTGGAACAACTTTGACAGTGGCAGATGCCTCTCAGTTCCATACAACAATAGGTGGATCTGCTGTTAGTTCATCTAATCTTGGATTTATTAAGATACTTGGAACTGCTGAAGATGGTAGTGGTGACGAGATTCTTGCATACGAAGCAATAAATGGTAATGATATTACTATCAACGCTTCTGGTAGAAATCATAATGGTACATCAGGTTCTGGAACTGGACTAGCACACGCAGATAATGCAGTGGTGCAGTGCTATAACTTTGATGGTATACCTCTTACATTAGTTAATACTACACACAATTCTACTACAGGTGGACTTATATCAATTAATAGTCCTCATAGTTACAACCTTAAGATTACAAATAAAACTGCTACTACTGGTATTACTGGTGGTGGATCAAATATAGTTGTATCTCAGAACGTTCCATGGGATGCTATTACACCTCAAATACAAAGTCAGTTAGAACCTAAAACTAGTATGGTCACTAGATTGTTAGGTACAAGTGGAACATCTTGTGGTCCTTTCCCATCTGGTGCAAGTGCAGAAACATCCTTTACAAAGGATACCATATACACTGACGTTACTGTTGGTGAGGAAAACTATTTTGGTGCTACTAAGATTGTTGCAAATGAACTAAATGAAATCAATAGAATGAATAGTACAAAGTCACTAACCATGGAATTGAATTTAAGTTCCGAAGTTTCACACTTATCTCCTGTTGTTGACTTAACTAGATGCTCAGTTATTACACACGCTAATCAATATAATAACATTGAACCTACAGCTGGTATTGGTGGAGAGTGTGCGGGTAACTATATTACTAAAGTTGCTAGATTAGAAAAGAGTGCTACTGGACTTAAGGTAATGCTCGCAGCTAATACATTTACACAGTCTAAGATAGTTGTGATGTATAAGTTAGTTCCAGTTGGATATGCAGGAAACCTAGACGAACTAGAATTTAGATTCTTCAATAGTACAGGTGTACCAGACAACGGTGCTTTAGTTCCTCAGAATGATCTAACAACATTTACTGATTACGAGTATACTATAGAAGACACTGATGAGTTTGATGCTTTCCAAGTTAAGGTCAGTTTACTCAGTTATGATCAACCATACATACCTAGAGTTAAGGACTTCAGAGGTATCGCTTTAGCATAATGGAATTACTGCCAGTTGAAGGACATACATCATTAGGCAGAGATCCAGAGTCAAATGCGATTCTGAATACAGATACTTCTGGGTATGATGCTTATTTAAAAGCAAGAGAGAACGCAAAGAAGAAAGATAGAACTTTAGCTGATTTACAAGCAGAAGTTGCGGAATTAAAAGAAATAGTAAAAGGTTTAGTTGTAAAAGAGGATAAATAATCAGGAGCTAAATAAATATAGGAAATTCTTTGAACTATGGCTTCTGCTGTATCTAACCTCATAATATATCAAGGTGCCGATTTTATCACCGATTTTACCATCGAGAATGATAACGGGACTTTGTTTGATTTAACTGGATATACAGTTGCGTGTAAGATAAAGAAACACTATACAAGCAGTACGTCCACTACTGTGACTGGAGCAATATTGACTCCTGCAACAGCTGGACAAATTCAATTATCTCTTGGCAATGCTGTCACTACCGCAATGAAGGCGGGGAGATATGTATATGATGTCGTTATTACTTCGACCACTGGGCAAAAAACGCGAGTGCTAGAAGGTTCTGTAAGCGTACTTGAGGGAGTAACACTTTAATGGCAAGATTAAGATTTGGGGATCAATCAATTCCAAAGGTCACACGTGTCGCAGCTGGTGGCGGTGGTGGTTCACTTGGAGGACTGTCTGATGTAGATTTGACAGACACATCTCAAGGTGGATTAGCGAACGGATCAATGCTTGTTTACGATCAAGCACAAACAAAATTCGTAGCAACGAATGTCTTAAGTAACGTGACAATTAATGGAGGTAGCTTCTAATGGCATCAAATATCCTAATTAAAAGGAGTACTGGATCAGTTGCACCAGGTACCGTTACGTTCGGTGAACTAGCAGTAACAACAGGTGCTAATGGTACTCAAGCAAACGCAGGAGACAGACTGTTTGTTGGAGACAACAATGGTGCTGCTCAAGTTGTAGGTGGTAGATATTTTATGGATATGTTAGATCATGTCCATGGTACACTTACAGCGAGTTCATCTGTCTTAGTAGACAGCAATTCAAAAATAGATCAATGGAATGTTGACGACATTACTCTCAACGCAAATGTCATTACAACATCAACCACTGACGCAGATTTAATTTTCCGTGCCAATGGCACAGGTAAACTCGTCATCGAAGACGGGCAAGAATTAGAATTCGGAACAACTGGTGATGTAGAACTAGTCTTTAATGACGGTGATGCAGCATTAGATGTCAAGAGAGCAGCTGGTTCTCCTGACTTACGTATACAGGATGATATGCGTCTGTACTTCGGTACTAATAAAGACGGTGGAATCCGATATGATGAAACAACTCTTGATAAAGTAAGAGTAGATGGTGCTGATTGGGAATACGATAATGGCGTTGCCATTAAAATTTCTGATGTAACTGCATCTACTACAAGTACAACTGGTGCCTTCCAAGTCGCTGGTGGAGCGGGTATCGCTGGTCAAGCCTCTGTAGGGTCTCTCCTCGTTGAAGGGGATGCTACAGTAGGCGATGCCAGTAGCGATAATCTGACTGTTAACTCCACTACGGTTTTTGAGAATGGCGTTACCTTCAACGGAACAACAAGTATAAACGCTGATATATCTCAAACAGGACAGTTTTCAATCGACAGTCTGAAGATGGATGGCAATGTTATCTCTACTACATCTGGTACAGAGATGATAATCGACCCATTTCCAGCTGGTGGTGATGCTGAAGGTTTAGTTATTATTAAAGGTGACTTACAGATTGATGGTACTACAACAACTGTTAATAGTGCTTCAATGTCTGTCAATGATCCTACAATTGAATTAGGTGATCCAACATCTGTATTGACCTCACAAGGTTCTACTGGTTCTGGATCAAGTACAATTGTAGTTGATAAGGTAACTGGAATTGCTGCAGGAGACGCAATCACTGCTGCATCAGGAATACCTAGTTCAACAACAATCTCTAGTATTAATACTGGAACTAAGACTCTTACATTGTCTCAGGCAACCAATGCTGTTATCGCATCTGGTACTACATTAACCGTTACTAGATCAAGTAATGATGCATTAGACCGTGGTGTTAAAGTACACTACTACACTGGTTCTGCTGCTAAATTTGGTTTCTTCGGTTATGACCGCACAGGTGGTCAAGATGGAGCTGGTGCATGGACATTTATTGAAGATGCAACAGACACAGGAACTGTATTTGGTGTAACAGGTAATCGTGGTACAGTTGTACTAGGAGACCTAGAATTAGATACAGACTTGGAAGTACAGTTTGGTGGTACAGGTGCAGGGCAATTTGTCCAGAACGGTATCATATATGGTAACAATACAGGAGCATTACAAGTAACCTCAGCTGCTAACATGGCATCACCTGGCACAGGTGACGACGCCACAACTTCATATCAAGTTCTTACAGTAACATCTGCGGGTGTGCCTGTATGGACGAATACCCTCGATGGTGGAACTTTCTGAACTACATTAACATGAACGTACAAATTGTTATTAACACATTACAAAAAAAGATTTCTGAACTGACTTTGACAAATGTGATGTTGGAGGCACAAATCTCTGATTTGCAAACCCAATTAAATACTATAACCGAACAAAATTCTAATGAGAACGCTTTAGATGGCAACGAGAATCAAGCTAAAGAGATCGAGCACAGCAGCAGCGGCTCCGACGACTTCCACACTCCTTGATGGTGAAGTTGCGGTAAACACCGCTGATAAAAAGATCTACGTCAGAGACGGCTCAAGTATAGTCGAGGTAGCAAACGCTGAACCTGCAGTTGGTGAAATCACCACTGCGATGCTTAATGCAGATATAACCAACGGACAAGGTAATACGTATTATGTTGCAACAGTAGGATCAGATAATGATTTGCTAGGTCATGGTGGTGTAAATGGTAAACATCCTGACACTCCATTCCTTACAATCGCAAAGGCACTTTCAAAGTGTACATCTGGTGATGCAGTTATAGTTGCACCTGGTGAATTCCAAGAGACGTTTCCACTAACAATTCCTGATGGTGTTACATTACGTGGTACAAACTTACGTGCGACAAAGATAAAACCAACAAACGCAACGCAAAGTAATAACGCAATAGTTTTAAATGGTGATTGTCAAGTATCTGATTTGACAATTAAAGATTTTTTATATAACAGTAGTGGTGATACTGGGTACGGTTTTGTATTAGGAACCTCAGTAGATTCAACCACAAGTCCTTATGTTGAAAGAGTTACAGTAACAACTAAGGGTAGTACAGTATCTGGTTCAGATCCTTACGGATATGCTCAAGGGGATGCAGGACGTGGTGCTAAGCTTGATGGTGCCAACATATCTTCCTCTTCGCAACATGCTTCTGTACTATTCAATGAATGTACATTTATTACACCTAATAATATTGGTTTACTTGCAACTAATGGTATTAGAGTTGAGTGGTTAAATTGCTTCAACTATTTTGCATCTATTGGTGTACAAGGTATTCAAGGTGCTACAGGTAAATATGGCACAGGTCAAACAAGATTAAAATTAGGTGGTACTGCTGGTACATTTAACACAAGTGAAGTTGCATACCAGTTAGAAAATGGATTTCAGTCAGGAACATATACTAGATCAGGAAGCACTGTTACTTTAACAAGAACAGCACATGGTTTAGTATCTAATGATTACATTTATGCAGACTTTATCAGTGGTGGTGCTCTTGATGGATTTTATCAAGTAACTAAAGTAGATAATAATACCGTAACCTTTACATCAGGTTCTGGCACTATAACCACTAGTAATGTAACTTATAAAAAAGCAGTTGGTCGTGGTGTTGTTGCATCTAATGATGGAACTTACATCTATATCAATGGTAAAGGCACTGGTGAATTTGTAACCACAACAAAACCATCAAAGATATTAAGTAGATTTGGTGATACACAGATTGACACTGCACAAAGTAAGTTTAGTGGTGGATCAATACTATTTGACGGTACTCAGGATAACTTACAAGTTCCTGCTGATGGTGACTTTGGATTTGGTACTGCTAACTGGACTCTAGAAGCGTTTATACGCCCTACTAGTGTTTCTGGTATACAACGTATCTTTGACCTAAGAGACGCCTCTGCGACGGACACAGCACCCACTGTGTATATGAATGGAACTGCACTACATTTTGCAGTAGGTAATACATCTCAAATCAGTGGTGGAACTCTTGCAATCAATACTTGGTATCATGTTGCTGTTGCTAGAAGTGGTGGTACAACAAGATTATTCTTAGATGGAACTGAACTAGGTTCTAGTTACACTGATGGTAATGATTATGGTGCATCAAAACCTGTGGTTATCGGTTCTAACTATGACACATCATCTCCTACAGAAGCATTTGCAGGAAATATTGATGAGGTAAGAATTAAGAAAGCACAGGGTTCATACTCTGGTAACTTCACACCTACAACTGGAGAGTTCTCATCAGATCTTTACACTGTACTATTACTACATGGTGGTGGTAATGATGCAACTACAACATTTACTGACAGTTCTGGTGGAACATCAGATATCAGATCAAGTGGTGGTGACTCTGCTACTGTCGTAACAACTGCTGACTATTCTCAGTTTGGTGCTGAATTACGTTCAGCTGCATCTGCATGTGTATATGGACAGAAAGGTGTACAGGCAGACGGTGCTGGTGTAAAACTTATTCTTTCTGGACATAACTTTGGTTATGTTGGTTCTGGTGCTGACTATACTAATGACCCCTCACTTGCTACTCAAGCAAATGAAGTAGAAGAACTCAATAGTGGTAAAGTATTATATTCATCTACAGACCACGAAGGTGATTTTAGAGTTGGTGATGCACTTACAGTTGATGCTTCTACTGGTAACGTACAGTTTGCTGCAACATCCTCAGCTCAGTCAGCTGCCAATATTACTTTAAGTGACTCAACTGGTACTACAAACATATATCCTGCATACATTGAGACAGGTAATTTACGACTAGCGGGCAACAGTGTTACATCTACATCTGGTAAGATAATTCTTGACCCTGCTGGTGACGAAGACATAACTCTAAATGGTCAGGTTATTGCTCCAGAGAATATTTACTTTGCTTCTAATAGATTAGCATCTATCATCGGTACTGGTAACTCTTCTTGTGCGTTTACTGTTGGTTCATACACACAAGCTGGTTTCTCCTCTTATGGTATTTTCTCTAACAAGAACTTTGCCATAAACAAAAAGTCATTAAACCTTACAACTGGACTTACTATTACCAACGAGGGTACAGGATACGATGCGGGTAATTATCAAGCACCTCTACTATCAAACCCAGACCAAGTTGCTACAGCAACTGCAACCTTAGCAACCAATGGTGCTATCGGTGATATCACTGTTAGTAATCCAGGAAATGGATTATATCAATTAACTCCTGACATATCAGCAAACTTAACTCCTGTAAGTGGAACTATAAGTTTCTTAGTTACTCTTAGCACAGCTGCAAGACTTGCTCAGATTGCAATTGTAAGTGGCGGTGCAGGATATACTTCACCTAACCTAACATTAGCTGCTCCTCCAACACAAGCATTTGATGCTAACTCTGCTATATCTACATCTGGAAACACAATTACTTTTACATCATCTTGGATTGATAATGGTGATCAAGTAACTTATGATAACAATGGTAACTCAGATTTAAACGGATTAAGTAATGGAACCTCTTATTATGTTGTAAATGCAGATAAGACTAACAACACTATACAGTTGTCAGCAACTTCTGGTGGATCTCCAATATCATTGACTGCAGCTGCAACTCCAAATGAGTTACACAATCTCCAAGGTATAACTGCTACTGCTACTGCAACTGTTACTGCAGGATCAATTACAGCAATTACTGTTAATAATCCAGGATCTGGATATGTAACTGGTGCTGCACCAGCTCTTACTATCAGTGAAACAGGTGCAGGAATTACTGACGCATCTCTTACTGTTAATCTTGGATCAGCCATCAACACTGTCGCTACAACTGGAAACGCAGTCTACACTACTACACCAACTTTAACTGTTACTCCGAATACTAACGATCCAACTGGTTCTGGAGCAGTATTGACAGTTGCAAACATGACCTATGAGGTTGCTAGTATTACTCTGGATAGTGGTGGTTATGGATATTCAGAAATACCACAAATATCATTCGTAGGAACTAGTCAAACCACTGCTATCGCAACTGCAATTCTAGACACAGAATTGGGTCAAGTATCGTCAATAGCTCTAGACTCTGGTGGTGCAGGATATTTAACAGCACCAACAGTCCAAATTAATGGTGGTTCTGGTTCTGGAGCACAAGCAAGTATTATTGTATTACCTTTTGGTGGTAATATTTTATCTGGTGGTTCTGGATATGCAGTTGGAGTTTATCAAAACGTATCATTGACTGGTGGAGATGGAGTTGGTGCTACTGCAACTCTGACTGTATCTGGTTTACAAGGAAATATAACAACAGCTGGTACTGGAGGAACAGAACAAACATATCAACAAATTGACATATATGCAAACGCTCCTGCTGCAACATATCCAGTAACTGTTGCCAACCGTGGATTAATGGAGATGGTAGCAAATGGTGGATTTACAGGAAGTGTAAGTGTAGGTGATACTGCAACTGGTGCAACTTCTGGTGCTACTGCAACTGTCTCATATGTTGATGGAGTAAATAGTGAGTTTGTTTACTATGATCTAGCAACAATTGCTAACGGACCTTTCCAACAAGGTGAGGTGATTAACTTCACTAGTGGTGGTAGTGGAACGTTAGATACAGCACCTATTGAGACATACAGATATTTTATAGACACAGGATCTGGTGCAGTTGAAGCACCTGATCTAACCATGGTTAGAGGTAACACATATCGTTTTGATATGTCTGACAGCACTAATACTAACCATCCATTATCATTAGATGGAACTTCATTAGCAGATACTGCAAACTTTGCTGTTAGAAGTTATGGTACACCTGGCACAGCGGGATCTTTTGTTGATTTTGTAATTAAACAAAACGCACCAGCAAGCACAAATACAGTTTATTATACTTGTACTCAGCACGGACAATCCATGTCTGAGAGTTCTTTCATCACAATTACTACTGGAGCTGCTGGAGTATATGGTGATGGTGGTCAGATAGACGTTACTGTTGGTGGTAGTGGTGGAGTTACCGCTGTTGCATTTACTATAGGACAACAAGGAACTGGTTGGAAAGCAGGAGACGTTATTAAAGTTGCCAATCCATCTTTAATTGGTAATTGTACTGGATTCACATTTACTATTACCGCTAACGACACAAGTATTAGTTCTTTGACTGATATTGTATCATCAGGTTCTGGTTACAACATAGGAAATATTCTTAGTTGTAATGATGCTGATGTTGGAGAAGGTGGTGGATCAGGATTCCAATTCACTGTTACTAAAGTTGGATATGCAAATTCTGTTGTATTATCAGACGGTGGTAATGCATTCTTTACAGGTCAGAGTGTTGTATTTGACACCACAAACTTCCAAGGTTTAGGTGACAATGGATCTAACTTTGCATTGACTGCTGCAGATATTGATACTAGTGAAGTTACAACCATTGGTTCAGCGGGTGGACTTAAATCTGCAAACTACAGTATTTCAGACACTGGTATATTAACAATGGGTAGCAGTGGTACCACTAGTACCATGTCCAATGATGCAATAACCACTGGAACATTAGCAACCAGAGGAGATATCACAGCTCAAGCAGCAGTAAGTATAGGAACGACTCTTGCAGTTGCTGGAACAACAACACTTACAGGAAATATAGTTGCTAACGGTGCAGACAACTTTGTTGATAATGTTAATTTAAAAATACAAAATGGAACTGCAGCTGCACCATCTATTTCAATAGCTGCAGATACTGGAAGTGGTTTCTATAGATCTGCTGCTAATGAGTTAAGTTACTCTGGTGCAGGAGTACAGAAGATCAAGATGAGTGACACTGTACTTGAGACTGCAAACAGTTTAATTGTAGATTCTTTATTAGGTGGAGCAAATCCATACTTTAAAGTTGATCCTACTGCCGAGACAACAACTATTGGTACATCACAATCTGGATTGCAAATTAGTAATGCTACTGAGATACTTGGTGTTGGTGTAGATGCAAATGTGCCAATTACACTTACTCCGAAAGGAACTGGTAATCTAATTCTTAAGGGTGGCACAGATGTACAATTTGAAGTCAATGACGGTACTACAGCACAGTTTACCATAGACTCTGTTACTGGTGATACTGATATCAAAGGTAACTTGAAAGTTGACACTGCATTAGAGATAAAGAGGTCTACAATTAATAACGCTGATATTGGTGGAGTTGCATCATTTGGTGAAGTTGTAGAATGTACTGTTACTGGATCTGGATCTGGATATACTGATGGTACTTATAGTTCGGTTACAGTTACTGGAACAACTGGAATTGGAACTGGAGCAACATTCACAGTTGTTGTTTCTGGGGGTGCAATTACATCGGTAACTCCAACATCATCAGCAAGAGGTCAAAACTATTACATTGGTGATAATATAACTTTAAATCCTGCAACTGTAGGTTCTGGAACTGGAAACACAGTTACTATAAGTGATACACAAGGTCAAGGTCTTGTATTAAAACCTGGCGGTGGTAAGAGTGTTTGGGTAAACAGTACAGGTGCATTTGTAATTCCATCTGGTACAACAAACCAAAGACCTGGCACTTCAGATAGACTAGCGGGTGCAATTAGATTCAACAGCACACAGCAACAGTTTGAAGGATATAATGGAAATGACTTTGTATCTCTGGGTGGTGTTCGTGACGTAGACCAAGATACTTACATTCTAACTGAGGTATCACCTAGTTCTGACGAAGATACATTTGAGTTCTATGCTCAAGGTGTTAATTGCCTATCACTTGATAAAGATAAATTTACTCTTAAAAATGCAAAACAGTTTGATGTACCTGGCACAGCGATCTTTAACGGAACTGCAGCTGGTGACCCATTATCAGTTACGTTCCAAACTGCTAACATAGCATCCTTTAGATCAAAGAAAGATTTAGAAATTGCTGGTGGTTTAAGATTTAGAGGAGTTCCTACACAAGGTACAGTAGCAGCGATTGGAACTGAAACATCAAGCACTGGTGCTTATGGTGTATCTCAATCATATAGTGGTGTAGTATCAACAGGACAATTTGAAGGTACAGGAGCAACATTCAATGTTACAACCAATGGAAGTGGAAACATAGATCAGATAAACATTGCAACTGGTGGTGATTTCTATGAAGAACAGGAACTTATAACAATAGGTGGTGATCTACTTGGTGGTGCTACTCCCGCTAACGACGTAACATTCCGAGTTACAACTCTATCAAATACTAAATCACCATTTGCTCGTACTGATGTAATTCAACAAGACTTTGTTACAAGATTAGATTCTAAAGCATTCATCTCTTTAGATGCAAATGGTTCTGAGTGTGCATGGAAAATTAACAGAGGTTGGAATGGTGGAACAACATCATATCTAACTGTCTTTGATTCTACAGGTGATTTTGTTGAACTAGATGACTGTAGAGTAGAAGGTGGACAGTTAACATCCTTTACTGCTAACTCAGCAATAACACAGTTTGATAAGACAGCATACAAAGGTGCTAAGACATTAATTACTATTGAAAGTAATGATGGAAAAGTACATATGCTTGAGGTTACAACTGTATGTGCTGCAGCAGGAACAACTGCCCACGCCACAGTTACTAACTCTGTAACATCAGATAATGACCTTGTAGATGCGACTATTGCAGTTGCTGGTAGCAATGTTAACATATCACTCGCAAAATCTAGTGCTGCAACTTCATCAACATCCTTTACTGGTAGATTCACTACAACTAAAGTTAAGGTATAAATAAACCATAGGTAATCGTAAACCATGTCAATAAAGAATTTTTCATCTATAGGAGGATACGCAGTTGCTGCAACTGAGGTATTAAATACTTCTAGAGCTTTGAAAAATATCTCTGCGATGCATATGGTGAGTGCTCACTTCACTGATGCGAACAAAGATCTTTTTATTCTTAAGAGGCAGACAGATGCATCTAATAATACGATGCAATTATCTTTAGATGGTAATACACCAATAACAACGAATACACCTCCACTAGCAAATGACTCTGTTTCTTTTGCAAAAGCAACTGTATTTGGACAAGAGACTACCAACAACACTTATGTGTACGCAGCAAAATTTGATCTTATCATTACAACAAACTCTAGCGGAGTTCCAACTGTAGCTGTTACTGATGAAACAGTTATAAGAAATAATCCGCCAGGTCAAGAAACATGGAACGTAGTGCCAGCAGCTATTCAAATCGGTGCAGCACCATATTTTACATTCCAAGTATCAAGTGTGACATCCAGCTCTATAGTGAAATGGGTTGGTAATCTAGATATAACAGTCGTATCATAACTCCTATAGGAACAAAATGAGTTTAAAGTTTAATGTAGACCAACAGAGGATTGAAGCATCTGGGTCAAAAGCGACAGGAAATTGGACGAATGCCACATACAGTAGAACAGCAGCTGGTGTGGGTAATATCGTTTCGGTTGCTCATGGTATTATTGGAACGGAGCAGATATATATTGACTTTACAAGTGGTGGAGAGGTAGACGGAGTATTTACAGTAACAAAGGTAGATGACGATAATTTAAGTTTTACAGGTACAGTAGCAAGTATAATTACAGCGGGTGCTACACTAGCATATAAAAGAATAAGATCATTAAGTGTACAAGCTGATGAAACCATTGAATTCTCAGTGGGTACAGGTGCACTAGAGAAAGATGCAATATTCATAAACAAAAATCCACAGGAAAACATTAGGGTCGGTGTTAATACTAACGATCCTCAGTTTGAACTTGATGTAGAAGGTCAGATTAGAACGACTCGTTCTATCATTTCTGATACTGCACAGGTTACAAACCTTGATATCGGTACTATTATCAACCCTGCGTTGAATTTTCGTGCTCCTAACCTTGTTAACTTTGAAGATACAGACGTAACAAGTGCTACTTTCGGACAGACATTCTTCCCAACTGCTGATACACCTCCTCTAAATGATCAGTCAAGAAGAATTGCTACCACTGACTTTGTATATAAAGTTGCTACTAATGACACTGGTGGTCGTGTATACGTATCACAAACTATTGGTAGTGATCTAAACGATGGTCGTTCAGCTGCAAGACCAGTAAAAACAGTTAAGAAAGCAGCACAGATTGCTTACGGTTTACAGAAAGCTGTTCCAGATCCAACTGATGAATACGTCTCTATTATTGTATCTGGTGGTGAGTATCTAGAAGATAACCCAATATCACTACCTAGGAACTGTTCACTAATTGGTGACAACCTTCGTCGTGTGATTATACGTCCTGCAAATCAGGATCGTCATATGATCAAGGCATCTAACGAAACATATATCTTCGGTGTTGTATTCAGAGATGCACTACAAAACTCATCAGACCCACAGAGTTCAGTAATTCATACATGGAAATATGCGTTTGTATTTGATGACAAACAAAGATTATATTATGAACCAGAACTAAAACAGATTCCTGCAGTTGCTGGAGATAAGTTCCGTGGTGATAACATATTCAAAATTACATTCAACAACCACACAGGTAGTAATGCAACTCTAGAAGTTGGAGACTTTGTACAAGGTGGATCATCTGGTACACTTGGTAAAATCCAAACTGTCAACTTTACAGGTCCTGTAGCATCACCATATTCTACAGGTGACGTAACTGTTCTTATTACATCAGGTGTTAATGATGTATTCCAAGACGCTGAGAAAGTTTTCTATGATAATGTTGCAGCAGATATAATTACAGACCTCAACAATGCTAGTGTGTCAGATAGATTTGACGTTGTAGATGGTGAGTCATTAAGACCAGAACTTGAAGTTATATCTAACCAAATTTATCAGCATACAGTTGATTGCGAAAGAGAATTTGTTTCTTTCCGTGGAAGCACAAATTATATTGATACTACACTTGATGAGATTACATTAACGAATCACAGATATAGAACTGGTGCAGCTGTTGCATACCATAAAGATGAGAACGCTACAGCATTACCTGGTTTAATTGATGGAACTGTTTATTATGTAAGAAATATTAGTGCTAATAAAATTGCATTGTATGACACTTATGCCAACGCTATCAATGTATCTGTAACTCAGGGTAGGAAAGATATTACTGGTGTATCATCTGATGATAGTTTCCACACATTTGATTCTGGTAATGTTATGCCAGAGGTCAATAATATTTACATTACAAAACATCAATTTACAACTGGAGAGGGTGTAATATACCGTGCAGGAAAGATGGGTGCTATCGGTGGTCTTGTTGATGGCACTGCATATTTTGTTTATGTAGAAAATGAAGATTATATAAGACTTGCTGCATCTGCTGCTGATGCTACACAAAAAGATGCATCAGGTGCTGATAATCCAGTAACATTATCTCTAACATCTGCAGGAAAAGGATTCCAAAGATTTGATTTACAGGAGAAGGTATTATCAATCACAAGTATTGATACATCACTAAACACTGTATCAACATACAACGGTCCTATCTTTACTCTTGCAAGTTCTAGCACAACATCAGATTTCCATGATTATGAGATTGGACAAGAAATTCAAGTATATGGTTTCCAAAACAGTGCAATAGATTTTGGTACTGGTACAAACACATCATTTACAATCAGCGGTGGATTAATTACAGTTACTATATCAAGTGTAGATAATACAAAAACATCTACATTATTTTCTAACTGGGCATCACTAGGACAAGCTGGTATTACATTTAACTTCCCAGCTGGTTTTGAAAGATTTAGTAAGACATATTCCATAGATGGTTTTACCACAGGATCTGGAACTCCTACTCTTGCAAGTAATACTGATTTAGGTATTGGTATTGCAAGATATAATAGTTCCAATTTGACTGCTACTTTTGTACTGAAACAAGCAAATATTGATACTGCAAGTGACGTAACAACTGGTTCTGGTTCTAATGTTAGTATTCTTGATAACCTAGAAGATTTAAACGGAAGAAAATATGTTACCCATCGTATAGAAAGGGCAGATGGTTATTCACTACAGTTTGTTGTTCGTGGTAATATCAGTCAAATAGGTGCTGCTATAAACCCAACTGGTAACCAAACAGTTATATCATCTTGCAACTATGTCTTATCATCCTTGAGAAACTCTCCTTTTGGATTTACTAAGATTAATCAAAGTGATCGTTTCAAAGACGGTGCAGAAGCAATCAAAGCAAATCAAGAATTTATTGCTGAGGAGGCGGTTGCATATGTCAAATATTATTATGAATCATCCGCTACTCGTAGTAGTGCACTTACTATTGGTGGAACAAATTTCCAACAAGCCGCAGACACCATAGCAAAAAATATAACATCATGGTCTGTTAGTGGAGATGATCTAACAGTCATATGTCAGAGAGGACATAACCTATATCCTAACTTCAGTCAACATACTCCTACTAATGCAGTGTATACGCCAGGCACAGGTGTGTTTGTAGTAACTGTAAGTAACCACGGATTTAGTGTTGGAGATTTAGTTAAGTTTGATGCTGGTGCATTTGTATTCCAGTGTGCTCAAGATAGTGGTCAATCTGATCATCCATATCCTAGAAGTGGAGACCCTGCATTTGATAAGTGGTTAAAGATAACTGCAAAAGATACAAATACATTTACTGTTAACGTTGGCGTATCTTCTAACACTACAACTCATACATTTGTAAGTGCTGGAACTAACTCAGTTAAGAAAGCATTAACAACAGTAACTATTGCTAACTCTGGTAATGCTACAGTTAATGGAACTCACGGTATTAAAGACATATATGATGACAGAAAATTTGTATTAGATCTTGCAGATAACACTGCTAACGGACAGTCTGGAACTGCAGGAACATTTACAGATTTACAAAAACCATTTAGAACTCCAAATAGTGTACCAACAGATAATAAGTATGCCGACGCTGCAGAGTTATTATTTGGTAATGCAGACATGATCGCAGACTGGTCAGTCAATAAAATGCTTGCTAACAATAGTGGTTACAGTATTCCTACAGGAAGCACAGCGTGTTATGATGATGTCAGAGACTTTATACAAAAGTGTGTAGCACATAACCTTAAATGGGGTGGTAACGATAGGGTATACGATCAAGCAAAATTCTACATTGATCCTGGTTTTTCACTAACTAGAGATCGTTACGTAGAAGTATTCAACAATGCAAAAGATGCTTGTATTAAAGCAGCTAGAAATTTACCATTATACAGAAATCCATATTCTACAAAATTACAATATTATCATACTCTTACTTTAGATACTGCATCACAAACTGTATCTGGTTATGCTGCAACTCTAATACTTGCTAACTTAGATTTAATTGCATTTGAATCAGTTCAACAATATAACATAGATAATCCTTCACACAATGTACCTGGCGGAAACCAGAATTGTATTGATGACGTTAGTGATTTCTTACGTGCTGTTGTGTGGAACTTAAATCATGGTGGTAACGAGCAAGTTTATGATCACGCACAACTATACACAAACTCTACCTTCTTAGATGGGGAAGAAACAGAATCACGTGCTGTATTCCAAATAGCAAAAGGACTTGCTAAGAAGGCAGCTGCGAGTGAGACAATTACTATCGAAGGTAATCACGGATTTACTCAAGTAACTAATGCGGGTCTTAAAGGAACTACTGTTGAGCAAAACTTAGTTGAGGGATTCTTTACAATCCTTGACACCGCTATTGCTAATGATAACATGTCACACGCTACTAGATCAGTGACATCTGCTCCTTCTTGTGCAAACGTTATCTCATCTATTACAACATTCTTCGACACCGTTACAACAGCGTTAGGAAGCGGTTCTACAGCAGGATCTGTATCTGGTGTTACAAGAACATCTGCACCTGGCGATCAACAGTGTATTGATGACGTAATGAAGATCTGTAGAGCATTCCAGTATGACTTACGTTATGGTGGTAACTCTGCTATTGTAGAAGCAGCAAATCTTTATATCAACAGTGGTGCAATACAATACCTAGACAATGAGGTTCAATACAGTCGTGCAATGTTTGCAGCTGCAAAAGAACTATCAATAGACGCAATAAGAAATAATTTAGAAACTGGTCAGTTCTCACAAATTTCTCCTGTATCAAACGGTTCTGTAACTGTAGATAGTAGCAAACCAGAATGTGCTAACGTTGTATCTGCATTGACTACAAACTGGGGTATATTAGATAACGTATTGTCTAGTGGTACAGCATATAGTGGAACAGTTACAGTTCCTGATCCTTTACTTCAAGAACAATCAAATAATAGTTACAACTTCCCACTTGGAAATGTATTCTTAGATCTTCCTGTTATTGAAGCATCACCTTATATTCAGAACTCTTCACTTATATCATTCCTTGGTGGTTCTGGTTGTGAAATTGATGGTGCTAAAGTTGCTACACCTAA